AAGACTTTGCTAAATCATATTGATTGAAAATCTTCTCGGTCCATGTCTTTGCGGCATCCCCACCCCAAGCGGCATAAGCAACTCGACCCGGAGACGGGTATCCCTTTTCTCCCGGACTGTAACCTTGTCCTTGAGAGTCAACTGCGTGACGTGCTAAGAAAGATTTCATTCGTGCAATTGTGTCTCTTGATACACCTTCACCATTTGCTAACTGTGAAGCGCGAGCGCGACCAACATCTGTGAAATTATCTCCGGCAAATCCATCTTTAATCCAATTCAAAGCGCGTTGGGCTTCCTCTTGCACCGCCTTTGGGGGAACAAAAGATTGAGGCGTATCCGCCTTAAAGGTTGCTGTCCCACCCTCAGCAACGCTCCCCGCGAGTGACGGCTCGCTAACCTTATTCAGTAAGTCTTTAATCTTTGCAAGAATAGATTTACTTAGGCTGTCTTCGACATCCATAGGTTGGGTAGGGGTTTGAATTATTTCTTTAGGTCGGACAACCATCATGTAGCCGCCGATATCAAGCATTTGTAATACGTCCGCAAACTTGTATCCGCTGTTAATACCAGTTTCGATAATTTGTTTCACTGGTGCTAAGGAAGGGTTTTCGCTTTTGTGTAAAGTTTGCAAATCTGTGGTTATGTTATTGATAACTAGAGGCTGGCTCCAATTACCGCAAGCGCAGTAGCAATCCATTCCCGCTTTTTGCACTTCGTCTAAAATGTTGTGATGCACATAGAGTTGTGCGTCAGAAGGATTATCTGTTTTATTGTGCAATTTGTAATGTTGAGCAATAAGCACATCTACGTTTTTAGAAAAGGTAGGGCGCTTGATACGAACTCTGCCCATGCCGCTATCCACATGAACATCGCTAACAGTAGGGTTTTCTTTGCGGGCTGAATCAGGCTCATTTGCATACAGCGCTCGCTGGTTTAATACAGCGTCTTTGCGGTTTGTATGGCAAGCAACAGTTTCACCATTTTCATCAACGACGGCATAGCCTTTGCAATCGGCGGCGTCGGTTTTAATTGAATATGGCATAGTTGTATTCTTTCACACTTATGGTTGGAGTACGCCTGTTGGCATACGATTTTGGGCTAAAGGTGAATCTGGTTCTAATAGCGAAATTGTGCAACGGCACATGATGTGCGCGTCTCTTGGGTCATAGATACCGTTAGGGAAATACTGATTCCATTGAACACTCATGCCATTCATAGGCATACAAATAGTGCAGGTTCGTTCGTCTGTTGAGGTACTCCATCGTTTCATTGAGACCGGGCTTGCCCATCCTTGCTCAATGCTTTGTTCAAATCCTAATAGACGTCCAGCGTTCTCGGCCTGAATAATTTCGTTTCGGGCAATCACCTTGCTTCGCTGAGAAATCATTTTTTTGTACTGTCGGTCAACAAGTTCGTTTAATCTGCTCTCTAGTTTGCGACCTGACAAACCTTCCTCCATCAAGCGAGCGCGATTGAGGTCTGTAAACTTGCTCAGAGTTATTTCTTGGCGCTTAGTCAGATTAATAAAAGAGCGAAGTTCTCTGGCAGTATCTACAACAGTAATGTTTTCAGTAAATGCTCGTCCCACGACCGCTCTTACTTGGTCTTTCATTTGCCCGGTCATGTTTGTAACTAATTTGGCTGACTGTTGCAAAGCGTATTCGGTTGTACGCGGGTCGGTGTAATCAAAGCGTCCTACAAATCCGGTCTTAGGAAATCCATTTCCTATTCCGCCTTTTATTGCTCTCTTAAAAGCCGATACTGTTTGACTTAAAGTAAACGCAGTTACTTCCCATGGAAAAGTATCAACAACCTGTTCGATATTGCCTGTGCTGATAGCCGCTTTAACTGCACTACTGACCGACGCATCACTTAAATCAGATGCGGCGTTGTTAATTATTTGAACAACTTCTTCTTCGTCCGGAGTTAGCGGCGGTTGAGAGTTATTTTCAGAATCATCCTTTGCTTTAAATACAAAAGGCATTTATTCCACCATGTTCTCCGCTGGAGGCAATGACGCCTGTTCACGAAGATAAGCCTCTAAATCCGCATCAGGAGTTATTACGCCTGCACCAATAAGTTTTTGTACATAGTTGCTGAGTTCGTTCAAATCAACTGAAGAAACCTCACCATAGGTTAAGAATGGAGCAAGTTCTGCATTCATCCCGTTTAACTTAAGGAGTCTAGGGATAGCGTACTGATTCATAACTTCAGCAATTGACTTTGCGATAGCCTCGACGCTCATTGTCCATAGGTCCATCTTTTGTGAGCCAAGGGCAAATGAGCCAACTTGTTCGTGGCCTAAAAGAATAAAGTCTGAAAGAACAGACATTGAAATACGCTGGTCGTAACGCTGAATTACCTTGTCTGTATCAAACTGACGTGAGCCGCCGGAGGAAAGAAGTTCAAGCGAGAACATTTCTTTTCCGTTCTCGTCGTACATCATTGGGAAAATAACGCCCTCTTGTTCATTTCGTTTAATGTTCTGAACGATTTGAGTAATCTCAGCCAATACAGATTGTTGAGCCGCTGTTGCTCCAGAAGATAAATACTCAGGCGGAACCTTTGCAACAGGAAGTCCTGCTAAATCGCGCTCAATACCAATTGCTTCAATTTCTTCAATGCGACGCTTGTAGTACCAAGGACGGAAACAGTTACGAAGTAATGAGCGACCTTCAGGGTTATTCTTGTTTACATTAGTACGGAATAGCAAACCTTTGTCAATAGGAATTTCACGGAAGCCTCCGCCTGCTGGGTCAATCTGACGATAGCCCTGAATGCCTCCGTCTGCATCCATCATCCAGTTATTTAAAGATTCTTGAGACCGAATAGCAAACTTGCGCCATCCAATTTTTCCGTCGCTGTGCTTAGAATTATATTTAGGGTCTTTTGAATCGCCCTTGCGTATCTTGTAAACAATTTCGTGGAAAGAGAAACCATAGACAAGCATAGAAAGAATCGATGCAAGAGTTTGGTCCCATGAATCTGACATGTCTTCCATGCACTCATCAATAAAGTTTCTGATTTCTTCTGCTTCAGGTGAATCGTCAAATGGGTCAATGCGCCATTCAAGGCGAAGAACTACTTTTTCAATTGCATAAAGGATTGAGCCAATAACCGGGTCGTTGTCTGCCATCTCTCGATAAACAAGAAAGCCCCTACGCCCGCGAAGTTGATTGAGAAATTCTTCATGGACAAATCCACCCGAGCGGCGTAAGCCGGAGGTGCCTAACTCTGTTAAATCAGGTTTAGCCATTTGAATTCCTAATCTGTTGCCTTGGTCATTTTAGCAATCAAGGATAATGCCTCGTCTGCCGTAAATCCGCCTTTTAGTAAAGATTTATAAACCTCGTTTAGTCTAATAGCCGAGTCAACGAGCGGCGTGATTGAGGTTTCGTGAGATACATCCATAATTGAATAAGCATACACTCACTCAATTCTTAAAACGGTGGAATGTCTTCCGAGTTGGCAAATGGCGTATTCCAAGGGTCCGCTTCTTTCGGAGTTTGCGCCCAAGGGTCGTTATTTACCGGAGCGGTTGAAGTTGTTGCAGTTTTGTTTTGCAATCTCGTAATTCTGGCAGTTGCGCGACTTAAAGCGGCGCCCACTTCTTTTGCTTCTACTTCAGTACGCGAGCGCTTTTCTCCGGTCTTCTCATCTTCCCATGATTTCTGATAAGACTTACCATTGACAATTGCTTTGTCGCCCTTTGCAAGTGAATCTGCTACATGTTCCGCAAGTTGGTCCCATGCAACGCAATTCCAAAATGTTGTATTTCGGTCTTCCCATACGCCGTCAGCGTTTTTATATCGGTCCGCCGTCACTACTGTGAATTTAACAAGTGCCTTACCTTGCTGTGTGAACTTTAATTCTGGGTCTGCTACTAAATTTCCTATTAACGTTACTTGGGTTGACATAATCTGCCTTTCGTCAGTTTCGGCTTGAAGCCGCCATTTGGTCAAGCATTTGAGATGTCATCTTTACGAATCGAAAGACTTCAATCTTTTTTGCTTGTTGAATCGCTTTGCGTTCCTTATCGTTTGTTCCGCCCCATACACCTTCGACATCTGTGTGAATTGCGTATTCGGCGCATTCATACATTATCGGACAGGTCTGACAAAGACTTTTAGCAATTGCCATAACCTTTAGGTATTGATTAGAGCGTTCGGGAAACCATATCTCAGGGTCTGTTGTAGCGCAAGGCTCTGAGCCAACTGTTTTTGGATATTTGGGGGCTTTACTCAATTAAATAACCCACGCTAGTTGTCGTCATCATTAATTACACCTTCGTAATGTTTTTGAATCATGTATGACTTCGCGTGGTCGAGCATTCCTGATTGACGCCAAACGGGCTGGTCCGGTTCAGCATGAGAACTAAACCAGAAATTACCGTCTGTGTCCACCCATTCGGTAATTAAAATCCAAGTAGTGCATAAAGCACCATTAGGGGCAAGAAGGGTTGATAAGTCCTGAACGGCTTTGCTTATCGCTTCTAGTTTTTCATCCGATTCGTTGTCCATCATCTACCCTTCTTGCTTAGGTCTAAGGGTACTTCAGTCCTTGGACTTTTTCGGTTTTTGAATCTTATCTATGATGTCGCAGACCGTACATTCATTATCACCATAAAGCCACTCGCCACACTTACAGCGATAGATTTTTGAATCAGCCATGATTTGGCCTCAACGTATCTGATATCGCTTTCATAATTGCCATAATCATAGGCTGGTTATCACTATATTCAACCTGTGTT